GTTACTCCCCTAAGCAAAAGAAACTAGCTGCGGTTGCACCGCCTTTTGATAAAATTACTGCTGCTGATTTAAAAAAATTAAGAGATAGTAAAAGAAGAAAAAAACTCTAATGGCTACATACCAGGGTAAATCAGTCACACTTAATAAACCTTCTAGAATTAGTAAGGGTGAACCTGGGCATGGTAGAAAAAAATTTAAAGTTTATGTTAAAGATGGTGACAAAGTAAAAAAGGTTATGTTTGGTGACCCAAACATGGAGATACGCAAAGATAACCCAAAAGCTAGAAAATCATTTAGAGCAAGACATAAATGCGATACAGCAACAGATAAAACATCTGCAAGATATTGGTCTTGCAAGATGTGGTGAGGAGATATTATGCCACATAGTTCAGGAAAAAATAGTTTAGTAGGAAATATACATAAAAGGCAACAAGCAGGTACTTCTAGGTCTAAGAAAAAATCTACTATATCTAAAAAAGCATACGCTGAAATGAAGCGTGGATGGAAACCTAAAAAATGAAAGTTAAAGGTGTTAATGTTTCTAAATTGACCAAGAGTCAACAGAATGCTATGAAAAAACATTCTAAACATCATACTAAAAAACATATGCAATACATGTACAACTCTATGCGTAGAGGAACTAGCTTTAATAAAGCACATGTAAATGCACAAAAAAAAGTAGGTAAATAATGGCTAAAAAAGTAAGTTGGATGTGGGGTGGCAAAAGATATTATGGAACTCTTATAAGAGAAACTAAAACCCATAAGTTTGCTAGAACACACAATGGCAATATTAAAAAAATAAAGAAATAGTTTGATACCCATTGGATGTCCAAGGTGTGGAAAAGAATTGTTACCCAGGAACGATATGAAATGTAAAAACAAAAAGTGTAAAGCCTATGGCAAATAAATTTTGTTACGCAGGAGGATGTCACAGACCTTTACCTAAAGGTAGAACTAAATATTGTAGTGATAGATGTTATAACAGAATCACTATGCAGAAAAAAAGAGCAAAGAAAAAAGGTGTAGAGTGGAAACAAGAAGATGACACTTTAGTTATACCTAGTCAAAAGAAAAATTTACAATCAAGGCGTGGTCAAGTATATAACGATATTGTTGATTCAGGATTAGCAGAAGAAATATTAAAAGATAAAAACACATTAGCTGATGTAGCAAAAATATTAAAAACTTCTGTCGCTGCGGTATCTATGGCATACAACGCATATATAGAAGATAAAGAAAATGAAGTTGCAAAAGATAATTGGGAGATACCTCAAGTTGCAGAAAAATCATTACAAGATTTTAGAAATTTTAGAGATAGATATTTTCAAACAGAAAAAGGTGAAGCATACGAAACACCAGAGTTTCATATAAAATGGATTAATTCTATTTTAGATGCTATAGAACATGGTGACCAACAAATGATATTGTCACCGCCTAGACATGGCAAAACAGATTTGTTAATACATTTTGCTGTATGGCTTATATGTACAAAACCTAATATTCGTATTTTGTGGGTTGGTGGTAACGAAGAGATTGCAAAAAATGCAGTAAGTTCTGTATTAGACCAACTAGAAAGTAACGAACTACTTATAGAAGAAATATGTGGACCTGGACCAAAATTTAAACCTACATCAAGAACAGGTAAGTCTTGGTCACAAAATGGTTTTACTGTAGGTACAAGAACTGTTACAGGTATTAAATCACCTACTATGGTAGGACTTGGTAGAGGCGGTAAAATATTATCGCGTGACTGTGACTTAATTATTGCTGATGACATTGAAGACCACACATCTACAATGCAACCTGCATCAAGAGAAAACACAAGAAGTTGGTGGACTACAACATTGTCTAGTCGTAAAGAGGAACATACAGCTATGGTAGTTATTGGGTCAAGACAACATTATGATGACCTATACTCACATTTGTTAGATAACGAATCTTGGAAAACAATAGTTGAAGAAGCACATGACACTGCTTGTAATTTACCAGATTGGAATGAAGCTGAACATATTGATTGTATGTTGTGGTCAGGTAAAAGAACTTACAAATGGTTAATGGACAGAAAAAGAGCAGCAGAAACTACAGGTGGTAGAGCAATATACGAAATGGTTTATCTTAATGTAGCTATGCCTGATGGATTATCTTTATTTGATAGAGTAGAAATAGAAGAGTGTCGTGACCAAAAGCGTGACATAGGACATATACCACATGGTACAAGATTAATAGCAGGACTTGACCCTGCTTCTACAGGTTATCAAGCTGCATTTTTGTGGGCATACGAACCTGTAGAAAATAAATTAAGCATGATAGATATGAACAACAATTTAGGTGGCGGTATTCCACAAGCGTTAGAAATAATAAAAGAATGGTGGGCTAAATATAATTTGTCACATTGGGTAATAGAAGAAAATGGATTTCAAAAAGCAATTAGACAAGATATGTCTATTAGAGATTTTGCATCTAAACATGGTATATTTTTAGAAGGACACGAAACTTACAAAAACAAATTTGACCCTATTTATGGTGTAACAGCTATGCGACCTATGTTTCAAGAAAAAAATATTTCTTTGCCATATCTTAGCTTTGAAGCACAAGAAAAGGTAAACTTATATACAAGTCAGTTAGTGTACTTTAGCTCTGCAAAAAATAAAAGCAAAAGTGTAGGTACAAAAACAGATATAGTTATGGCTAGTTGGTTTCCAATGAGAGCCATAAGAAGAATGCAAAAAGAACGCTTTGCAGAGTTAGGATATGATTATAATCCTAGCTTTTCACAGTATGAACCTAGTAGTATGGATATAGATAATTGGAGATAAATGCCATTAAACAGCGATAAACTTTATGACAAAATAGATTACCTAAGAGTAATTAACCAGGAACAAATGGTTGACAGGTCTAGGATTCGTGACATTATGAATGGTGGAGAAGCTGCAGTAAAAGCACTTCTTGGTAATTCAATTAATGTAGAATATCACGAACTACCTGCACCCAATTTATTTTTAACAGCACTAGAAAGATTTGCACAAAAACTTGGAAGAAGTCCAGATTTAAAAGTTGATATTATTAACGACAAAGATTCAGAGAGAGCTAGAAAAAAATCTGAAAAATTAGAACGCATAGTTATGGCATATGATAAGTTTCAAAAATTACATATGCAGTTACCACAAGCAGCAAGATGGTTACCAGGATATGGTTTTGTTGTTTGGACTATAGGACATAGAAAAGATAAAGATGGTAATGCTTATCCCTATGCTGAACTACAAGACCCATTTACCTGTTATCCAGGAACTTTTGGTAATGACCAACAACCACATGAATTAGCAATAATTCGTAGAGTACCACACAATGTATTAGCAGAACAATATCCAGAAGCTAAACCATTTATATACGCATCAGAAGATAATGATGGATTTCAAAATCCATACTCTGCTTTATTAGATAGTACAGATAGAGCAGGTAGTTGGGCTAACTCTACAGGTCATGGCAAAGTTGTAGTTGAGTATAGAGATAAAGAAGGAACATACATATTTTTACCAGAAAATAAAAAAATAATTGATTTTATGCCAAATGTATTAAATTCAGGACCATGTTTTGTTGTAGCTAAAAGATACGCATTTGACCAAATGCAATCACAGTTTCAACACATTACAGGGCTTATGGCAAACATGGCAAAAATTAATATTCTTGGAACTATTGCTATGGAAGATGCAGTATTTACAGAAACAAATATTGTGGGTGAAATTGAATCAGGAAAATATAGAAAAGGCAGATTTGCTGTAAACTATTTAACACCTGGTTCGCAAGTGTCTAAGCCAGTCAACAATCTACCTTACCAATTATTTCAACAAGTAGATAGACTTGAACGACACTTGCGACTTGGTGCTTCATATCCAGTATCTGATGATGGACAATCGCCTAACGCTTTTGTTACAGGTAGAGGATTAGAAGAACTAGGACAATCTGCATCTTTACATGTAAGAGAATATCAAACAATTCTTAAAGAAGCATTACAAGAGGTAGATGCTAAAAGATTAGAATATGATGAAATAATGTTTGCTAATAAAAGAAAACCTATTGCAGGTATTCATAAAGGAACAGCATACAAAGAATCCTATACACCATCATCTGATATATCAGAAGTTTATGAAACTAGAAGAGTCTATGGTGTTATGGCAGGGTTTGATGAACCACAAAAAATTATTACAGGTTTGCAATTAAAACAACAAGGTATTATAGATACACAGACTTTACAAGAAAACATGGATGGATTAGATAACATTACTAAAATACAACAAAGAATAAATGCAGAGAAAGCAGAAACAGTTTTGTTTGAAACACTTATGTCACAAGCTGCACAGGGTGACCAAAGAGCTTTAATGTCAGCTATAGAGATAAGAAAAAATCCACAAAAGATGTCAGAGATATTAGATAAATTTTATACAGCAGAAGGTGATGAACCATCTCCAGAAGAGTTAGCTATGTTAGGTCAAGCACAACAACAACCGCAAGGTCTTGGTTTAGGCGCATCACCAGTAGGAATAGAACAAGTATTAGGTGCTTTAGGTCAGCAACCTGCACCTCAACCAGAAGGTGCTTAATGCCAAACAATGATATAAATGCAAAGTTTTTTGATATTATAAATCAAGAAGATTGGGATGAATCAGAAATAAATGATGAAACACCAATCTATAGAGAACTTACTGCACAAGGAGATGTACCATTAGCTATGACTATATTACCTACACCTATACCTGGTGTGTGGATTAGTATTAGTTTAGGTTTTGAAATAGAAGGATATGAAGATAATGCCTAGAGGAAGAAAACCAAGTAAATTAACACAAGCTACAGATGTAAAAGTAGATGGTGCATATTATGATGTTGTTGCACCTCCAAGAATGGAAGGTGACCCAACAGGGCAGACAGCAGCATTAGAAGCACAAACAGAAGCTATAGATGTTATAGACCAGGAAACTGCACTTACTAGCGGTGTACCTAATGTTGGTGCGTTACCAAGTCCTTTAAATATTGCTGCACCTACAAATAGACAATTTGAACCAAACACTTCAGGTATTCCTGTAGGTCCAGGAAGTAATGGACCAAGAATTGCACCTACAAACACATTACAAAATTTTTTAACAGTAGCTAAAGAAATAACTCAAGACCCTATATTTGATGAGTTGCTTAATGAGGATATAATACCAGAACCTGCGTTGGGCAAAGACCCACAGGATTATTTTGGTATTTAATGAGAGATTACAGACAAATATTATTTGGTCCACCAGAGCTAGATAGTTATTTAGCACAAAACACTAAAGCTAATTTAAAAGAAATAAATTTTTTTAGAAACACAATAACACCAGAAGTTGCAGAACAAGCAGCTAATATTGCTAGAGCATATCCAAATATGGATAAAAAATTAGTAATGTATGGTGGATTATTAGGACTAGAACACGATTCTGATTTAGCTTTACAATTATCAGAACGACAAAACAATGTTGCTATAAAACAAAATCAACAAAACATAAACAAAGTATCTAAAGCAAGAAGAGCATCACAATTAGGTTTGTTAATGTTAGATTTAGGATTTCAACCATTATCAAGAAACTTTAAATCTTCTATTGTTGCTGCACAAGATACAGGAATAAACAAAGCACAAGCAGTTGCTGCTAACACATTTTTAGGTGGGTTAACAGGAGTTGCTAGTTGGTTACCAGGAGTTGATGGTGACAAAGCTGCAGACAGAGTTAGAACTGCATTGTTAGGTAAAGAATTTGCAGATGTATATAAAGATACAAAAGATGCTTATGGTCCAACAGAGTTTAATTTAGCTTACGACCAAATACGACAAGGTAAACCACTTAATTTAGGTAAAGGTTTTTTTCCTGCATCTACACCATTAAAAGAAACACAGGGATTTAAAGACTCTCGTAGAGCAGGTTTGTCTGAAGCAGATTCTTTAAGAGAGGCAGAGGAAATTTATGGTGTACCAATTACAGAAAGATATGAACAACTAGAAAATCAATTTAAAACAGAAACTAGAAAAGCAGGACAAGTAGATATATCACCAGGTCGTATTGTTGCAGGACAATTTTTTACTAAAGATGATTTAGGTTATGCGTTAGGTTCTACAGTTATTGATGGTGCGTTTAGAGTGTTTGGTGACCCTACAAACTTCGCATTAGGTTATTTATCTGGTGCAAAATTAGGACTTAGAAGTTTGGTAGATGAAGGTATGCAACAAGCATTTAAAACTGTCAAGGTTGGAGATGATGTTAAAAATATACCGCTTATAAATCAATTTCTTAAAACAATAAAAGGTGGAACTATAGAAGTATCACCAGGTATAACAAGAGAAATTACAAGAAAAGAAGCTAGAAAACTTATGTTTGGTAGGACTGCTACACAAATATTAGACAGCAAAAGAGGAGATAAGTTACTAGATGCTTTTGTTGCAAATAAAGATTTATCAACATTAATGGATATGCCAGGTTTAAACAAAGCACCTGTAGAGTTATTGCAATTACTTACTGTTGTTGATGATAAAAACTTTATGAAAACATTACTTACATCACTTATGCAAAATGGTAATTTGTCAGGTGTAGATAAAGTTATGGCATTTAAATATGGAATAAATGATGACATAGTTAGAGCTATAACAGAAGGGAATCAATTACGCATTCCTATACAACCAAACTTACTTGGTGAAGCATCTAATTTAATTGCTAAAAAATATTTAGGTAAAGATACAGATGTAGGCGCATTAAGAAGTTTGTTAAAACAAGCTAATAAGACAAGAGCTGCATTTAATCCTAATGCTACAGATAATTTGTTTACAGGCATTATTGGTGTTGGTGGGGATTTACGAATGTCTATGCCACATAGAATGAGAAGATTTTTTGATTTAGCACCAGGCAGAGTTATGTCATCTAAAAATATCGGAGAAAGTGCAAGAAACCTTGATGGCATTATGAAATCTGCAAGGTTTAGTAGAGAATTAAGAAATAAATATTTAGACCAAATATTAGATTCTGATAACAACACAGATATGTTACAAACTGTTCGTGAAGTATATTCAGACATAAAAGAAGAAATAGTACAAAGAAATCCAAACTTAGAAGATTTTAGAGATGAGATAGCAGAAACAATGGATTTCTTAGCTAATGAATCAGACCTTAAAAGATATATGACTGTAGAAGGTTCACCAGACCAATTAGCATATCCAGGAGTTAAATTTAAAAAAGTTACAAAAACAAAAGGTAAGCGTGGTAAAGAAGAAGTAGTGTTTGAAACATTACCTACTGCACAAATGATTTCAGAGTATGTAGATAACTACATACCATTAATTGATTATGTTGAATTAGAAAGATTTTTTCCTATATGGCGACAAATAGTAGGAAAGAAAAACTCTAATTTAAGAAAATATATAGATGAACCTACAGATAAAATTACAGAACGATTGTTAAATAAATTAGGTTCTAAAAAATTAAAGACAGACCCACGAACAGGTAGAACTACAGCAGGTGGTCAGACAACACTTGGAATGTTGTATCAAGATTATTTACTACAAAGAGTATTAAAACCATCATGGATGTTACGACCTGCATTATCTACTAGGGTTACACCAGAAGAGGCATTAAGAATTATATTTAGTGGTTCACGAATAGGACTTAATCACCCATTACAGTATTACGCAGTTAAATTAGCAGGTGGTCAAACATTAGAAATGCAGAATGCTTATGGTGATGTTTTGTGGGGAACAAAAATTAAAAAAAGAGAAAGTGATTTAATAAAAGAAATACTTGGTCCAGAGTTTGTAAAAGCTGCATCTATAGAATATCCACAAGTAGAAAGATTACTTAAACACATGAAGATAGGTATGAACGAATATGGTATGGCATCTGATGATTTTGTATCTTGGGTATTAGGTAATAATGATGGTAGAGATTTTATATTTAGAGAATTAGGAATAGAAGAAGTAAAACAACTTAGAGTATTTAAAGGACAACTAAGAGAAGTAACATCAGATAAAAAATCTATTGCAGATACAATATTAGACAATCCAAATGGTGGTTCTTTTAATTTGCAAACAGGTATAGTAAATCCTGCATCATTTGCAACAGTTAGTCCATATCATAATTTAGGTATAGTAGTAAAAAGGTCAGAGATAGCAGAAAAATTAGGTGTTAGTGCAGATACATCATTAAGCAATTTATTAGAACCAATATTAAATAACTTTATAAAAAGCGGTGACCAAGCTGCTATGCGTGAAAAATATTTACGCAAAGAAAATCATGTATTGGGTTGGTGGTTGGATAAAACTGATGACACATTACATTTAGATGTATCAGTTGTAATACCACCATTAAAAGAAGTAACACCTAAAAATATAGAGAAAGCATTAGTAGCTATGTCTATGTTAGGTATAAAAGGTAAGCAGTTAAGTGCTTGGTTACCAGATGACACAATAAATGAAATATTAAAAACTAATTTGCTTAATTCTGACAATCTTAAATATTGGAAGAAAGCTATAGATGTAGATGATAATTTGTTGTGGTTTGTAAATAAAAATGCACCAGATATGGAACGATTAAGAGATGCTACAACAAATGATTTAGTTGTTCGTAAAGCAGTTATGGAAGCACTGTATGATACAAACTTTGATGTTGCAAGAGTTGTTAAAAGAAAAAAAAGAGGTATAGCTAATGTAGCACCAGATGGTAGTTGGTTACCATTGACAGAATCTTATTTACAATCTATGTCAAGAAAAGCATTAAATGAGTTTTTTGAACCAGTAAAAGTAAACCCTATGGATGGTGTGTTTGTAGATTATGACAAAATTGTAAATGGTAAAATAGAAGATGATTACATTAGAAACTGGATTCATCAATTAATACTATTATCTAAAAATCCAATTACACAGAGATTAGTTAATGATGGTATAGACAACACAATGAATTGGCTTACTACATCATATGATGGTAAACAGGTTATGCAACAACTTGTAAAACAAGCAGACCTTAGAGGTAGACAAGCTAAAGAACAATTAGATAACCCAGTTGCGTTACGCAACAATTTAGAAGCACTAGGTTATAGAATATCAAGACATATTGGTGGACAGTTTCAAATTAAAGACCCATTAACAGGTGTAGTAAAATCAGAAGATTGGGCAACTTCAATTAGATTTCAAAATGGAACTATGGTTTATCCATTATACGAATATGGTTTTGAAGGTGCATCAAGTGCAGCACTTAACTTTCTTAAAAATGGTGGATTTGTAGATGGCACAGACTGGTTAGAAAGTTGGACACTTGCAACACAAGGTAAAGGTATGAGAACAATACAAGGACAAATATCTAAATATTACAAAGATGTGTGGAAATTATTTAGAAAAGACATAGATGTATTACCAAATAATGTTAATGGTGCATATGTAGGTTTAAATAACAAATATAAAAGTAAAGGTGATTTAGATGCTGCAGTTGCAAAGCTAGATAGAGGACTAGAGTTTTTATATTCTTCATTTCTTACTGGACCATCAGATATAGCTAATCGTGACCCATTGTACAGATTAAGTATATACGAACATGGGTTAGATGGTATTAAGTTAATGACAGAGGACTTAGCAAAAGATTTCTTAAAAGGTGCAGAAGCATCACTTCGTGGTAGTAAGTTTGGCGAAAAAATACTAGGTGAGATAGTAGATGAAATAACAACCTACAAAGAAATAGGTTTTGCTAATGAAATTACAAATATGGAACAACTTATGGCAATACTCTCAAAAAAAGCAGGTGCATCTGTAGTTGATTTATTGTATAGCACTAAGTCAAGACATCAATTTAGTGATGCGTTATCTTCATATGTACCATTCCCAGAGATTGGTGCAGAGGTTTATAAGACTTGGGGTGGATTATTTGGTACAGGACCACAGAAATTTAACAGAGCAAGAATAGCATTTGATGCAGGTGATGAAGGTAAACCATGGGATGCAGAAATGGGATTCTTTTTCAAAGACCCAGTTACAGGTAAGCGTATGTTTAGTTATCCTGACCCATTTGGTGTTATACAAAAAAACTTTTTTGGAGAAGATTTACGACAACAAGGTGTGCGTGTAAGACCTGCAGGTTTCTTATCTGCACTTAACTTAGTAACAGCTAATGGTTTTTTACCAGGTGTAGGACCTAGAGAAGTATGGGGATTAGAGTTTTTTGAAAATATTGTTACTACATTACCTACATTTTTAAGTAAATCTATACTTGGAGATTTTAGAACTAATACAGATTTGTATTCATTAGTTACAGAGGTTTTACCATCATATGCTGAAAAGGTTTTAACTGCAGAATATTTTAGTGATAACTCTGAAGAAACATTAGACAGAAGATATGCTAGTTCTGTAATTGATACGCTTGCTGTTATGTATGCTAAAGGTCTTATAGACCCAACAGATACAGGTAATCAAGGTGATACTTTAGAAAAATTTAGAGATGCAGCTAATAACCAATGGTTAGTTAGAGGAATTGTACAAGCATCACTGCCTACAGGGTTACAACCAAGAATAGAAGTAAAAGATAAAGATGGTCAATGGTGGTTTGTACAAGCACTTACAGATGAATACAGAAGAATGTTAGAAGTAAATGATTATGATTACTCTACAACACAATCAGAGTTTATAGATAGATTTGGAATTAATCCTATACCTCTTATACAAACTAAAAATAAACCTGCTGTTAGAACACCATACACAGAATCTGCTGTACAGTTTTGGTCAAAGAGAGAAAACAGAGCATTGTATGATACACATCCAAGAACTGCATACTACATAAGACCAGATACAGTTGATGATGATTGGGTATGGTCAGGTGATTTTAATGCACTTAGAGATTACTACACAGAAAAAGAATGGGATTTGTTAGTAAGACAAACATTGTTAGAAAGAGAATTGCAAATAGTAAAAGAAGATTTGCAAATAATTGCTAAAGAACAAGACAAATCTAACAAATGGATTAATGGTAATTATGCACTTAAAAGAAGAGAGCTAGAAAAAGCATATGGTATTAAAGGGTTTTCATCATTAGGTATAGGTGAAATAAAATCTGACCCATCATTAGATATTATGGAACTACAAACCTGGAAAGATAATGATGTATTGTCTAGTTCATCAGAATTTACACCGCTACAAAAATATTTACAAAAAAGAGAAGAAGCTATTAATATATTGACAAATGGTGGAGAGTTTGAAGGTGGTAGATTTAGTAAAGCAAATCCACCTACAATAGACCCATTACGCAGTGAGCAAGAAAGAAGTGCATATGTGCGTGATAGATTGGCAGAATATGGTAGAGAACTTATTGAAGAATATCCAGATACATTCTTTAACCAGATATTTTATGGTATTCTGTTTTATGAGGTTGACAATACAAGATATGAGGATTAATTAATGTCATTTGCAATAGATTACAGAGGATATGAAGACAACAAATCAGGATTTATAACAGCATTATTAGAAAATAATTTTATACCATATGCAACACCAGTAGGTAAAGAATTATTTGGTATTGATGCTTTCCAGGATTATCAGGAAAGTGCATTTTCAATTAGAGATTTATTTGAAATACCAGGAGTACAAGGTTTACCATCAGTAGTATTTTTTAAAAACTTAAATAAAGAAACTGCAGATTTAAACGAAATAAAAATACAGTTAGTTAACTTACAAAATGATTTGAAAAATAATATTGGTTCAGAAGGTATTGAATACAATGATGAGTTAATAAAATTTTATGGAACTGTAGGAACTGATGTAGGAGATATTACAGGTAAAGTAAAAGAATCTACAAATCTTACACAAACAAGTGATATTAATTTTTCTGACCAAATACAAACTACATTAAGTGAAGAAGCGGTAGCATCTTTTGGACCACAAGTAGAACAGACATATGCTTTTGATGATGAAACAGGATTAGCAGGATTAAGTCGTGTACTTACACTAGGTGGTAATTACTACAACAGCGAAGGTCAATATGTAACAAAAGATGGAGAAGTTAGATTAGGACCTAATGGAGAGTCACTAGAAGCACCATTTTTGCAAAATGATGGATGGAATTTATTTTGGGAAAGAGATGACATATTTGAAATACAACAATTAATTGCAGCAGCAGGAGGACCTGCACCAGAGAAATTAGGTGTATGGGATAAAGGTTTAGCTAAATATATGAACAATGTATTAGCTTATGCAAATGATGGTGAAAGTTGGATGACAGATATGCAAAATGGTTTAAGCACAGGTAACCAGTGGCGTAGTGCATTACAAGAATTTAAACTACAAAATGATGGTGGTACACAGTTATCAGAGATATTAACTGCTGTAGGTTATTCTACTGTTAATAGACCAAAGGTTACAGGAACACAAGCTAAATCTAAAGTTGATGAGATATATGCAGGATTAGGACTAAAAGCTACAGCAAAAGATTACAAAGATATTGGTGATGCGTTTATAGAACTATCTACACAAGCTGCAGCAAGACAAGAAGATATAGAAAGTAAAGCTGTAGGACTACAAGATTTATTACTTGGTACAACTAAGTTTATGTCATCACCACCAAGTGGTGAAACACCTGAAGGTATAGAATATCAGAAAGCATTAAATGATGGAAGAGTGTTAGAAACATCTACAGGAATATACATTATACCTGACCCAGAAGAACTAGCTGCTGCAAAAGATATACCAGAGGCAATAGATGTAGATGCTAGGTTAATGGAAATGGTAGAAGCTAGAGATGCTACTAGAATACAAGGTGCAAAGGATAGAGAGTTTGACAGAAACAATGCTTTATTGTTTAAACAAAACTTTCTTACAACTACAAGAACAGGATTAGGATAATGGAAAAAGTAAGTTGGGGTAGATGGACATTAGCATTAGTTAAAGCTGCTACAGAATTAAGAGAAGCAGGTTTTGCTATGAGTAAAGACCCATCACAAGACAATGAAGTATATCAAAACCTTATAGCACTTTCTGCTGCTGAATGGAGAAAAGGTAACGAAGTTGACATGGATGGTCCAGGAATGGGCAAAGCATTAGGTGGAGAAGAATCATATTCACCATTACAAATATATATGCCAGTATGGGGTAAAGACACATCAGATAGAGATGTAACAATAATTAATAATGAGTTTGTACCAGAGTTTCAAGGAATAGATAAACAAGGACTTATAGATTTAATTAGTACAGATGTAGAGTTAGCCGCAAAAGCAGCAATTATTGTACTTAATAGTAAAAAAGGTTATGACAACTGGTCAACTTGGAGTGTTGTTCAAAATGAAGACACACCACAATATATAGATTATGCAAAACAATTTGATAAAGACTTAGACAGAGGTAGTCAATTTGATAATGATGAGCCAGTAACACCAACAACTACAACTACAATACCACCAACTACAACAACTGTTCCAGAAGAAACACAAAATGATACTGATGATGAAATAGATACAACAACTAGAAGTGCAGGAATAACAAATATGTTTGGTACACCTCCACAAGATTATAAACCAACTAAAACTGGAACATTTTTAAAATACTTTGATACTGTCACAAGTTTTAAAAAACCTGACCCTACTAAATTTAAAACCAAAAAAGTAGATGAACAAATACAATTTCCATCAGGTAGACCAGTAAATATTGAAGAGGTCTTAGACTTACTAGAGCCATAAGATGGCAGACCCAAAAGACTATGTAGGTCTATCTGTTGAAGAACTAGAAGATTATATAAAAAAAGAATTTAAAGATGTTTTATATTCTTATCCTATATCTGTTATGGAAGCCAGAGCAGGTATTTATTTAGATGTATTAGAAGATGATAGTTTATATTTAGATACCTTAAATATATTTCCTGCAGCACAAGGTCAAGGTAAAGGTAAAGAAATATTAAACATATTAAAAACATGGGCAGATGAAAACAAATTATCAATTTATATAAAACCTGCATTTTTAGAAGATAACCCTACATTTAAAGGAATAGAAACTTCAGCAGAAAAACAAGTAGATAATTTATTTAATTATTACAAAAATAATGGTTGGGTAGATAATCCTAATTTTATTAATTTATCTAGTGAAGAACAAGCAGCACAATTATCTCTTAGTGCAGGTAGAGATTGGGGTATAGAAACAAATGATATATACAGTCCATTAGTTTATACACCAGAAGGTGTTAAAGTTCCAGAATTACCAAAAAATCCATATAAAGATGACATGATTTCATTTGCAGAAAAATTTAACAAAGAAGGCAAAATATTTTTAGAAGGTTACAACCAACCAATATTAGATGAAATGATAACTGAAGTGTTAAAAATAGAAGTTTATTTTGGAACAAGTGGTTTTATGGAAGAAGATGATTGGAAAAAATCTAAACTGCGTGATGTTGCTATAGAACTAGAAAATAATGGAATACATCCTAATGATGTAGATGATATTTCTAAATATATACCTAGAGATAAAATACCAACTCCTGCTGAAATATTTAAAGGTGGTGTCAGAAATGAATTTTTTACTGATGGTATTGTAGATATGCTGTCTGAAAGTGCAGGAAGTTTTTACACTTTAAGTGAAGAAGGGGATGAATTGTTCCCAGATAATAGACCTAAAAGAGATTATAAATTATACCATGCAATATCAGCAGACAGTGAAAAAGAAATAGCAGAAAGAGTAGCACAATACAAAAAAGACCATACTGGTGCTATACAAGGTCCACCAAAAGCACTTAACTATATTAAATATACATCTGAAGGTGAAAGACCAATACCTGGATTAGACACACCTACAAATGTAGTAGATGATGCACCATTACTAGAAACAAGATTTAATTATAGTTCAGATGTATTAGATGTACCAGTAGGTGAAATAGATGAATGGGCAGATGATGTAATTAAACCTAATAAAGTATTTAATCCAGACTCTTTTATTAGATTAGAATCTAAGTTAGGTACACCAGAAGATGCTGCAGCTAGATTATTAAAAGGCGAAGAAGTTGATGCAAATATGGAATATAAATATATTTGGAATAAAACTACAAATTTTGATGCTAAAGAATTATACGAAAGAATATTAAAAAACAGAGCATCTGATGAAGATATAACAAAGTTTTTTATATATTTAGCTAGTCACAGTCCATCAACTGCATACGCACATAAACCATATTTCCAAGCAGATGCACTATCAGATATTGTCAAGATTGGTATTTTTAGTGACAAACCAATTACAGAAGTTATACCTATGGGTGTACTTAGAGATGAAGCATTTTTTTTAGACAGACTACAATCTCGTAACTCTGAATTAGGACCAGAACTAAATAAAGTTTTAGTTGAGTTAGTAACTGAACAAGGTCAATTTACTAACTTAAAAGAACGCATGAGAAATGTAATAATAGATGCACATAATAAAATATATAAAAATAATCCTAATGACTATTTTGTATTATGGCGTGGAGGTAAATTAAATAGATTTTACCCATGGCAATCAATGTCTAAAAGTCCATCATCAGCACAAGCTGTATCTTATCAAATGAATCAATTATATGGTGCAGGTGATACTGTAGAAACTTATTTAATACACAAAAACAACATGATAGATTTAGATGCTTTAGGATTGTCATTTAGTAATGAGCAAGAAATAATTGTACTTGCAGAAGCAGCAAACAAACCTGGTGCAAAGTTAGAGCAGGTATTAATACAAGATGATGTTGGTAAAATAAATGTATCTGATTTACCAAAAAATGGATTTGAAATAGAAAATATTAGTAAACCTTTAGCTGATGCAGGTCAAGCATCACAAGACTTTTTTGATGATGTTGTAAAAGGTATTAATGAAAAATATAGACCAAAATCAGCGTATGAACAGATTATAGATTTAAACAATCCAGATATTTATAAGTGGCAAGATGACTACAACAAATTAATTAAAGAAGGTGGTAACTTCAATCAACACATTTTTACATCAATACCTACATTTTATGAAACACAAATAATAAAAGGTTTAGCATTATCTAATTTACTTGACAAACAACCTATGCCTGACAACTTATTAAAAGGAAGATATCAAGTATTAGATATAGGAGGAACAGAAGGAACATGGGCAAAAGCATTAGCTAAAAATAATCCAAACTTTTATGTAGAAGTGTTAGACCCATTACAAAAAGCTAGAGATGTATTTGAAGAAGGTGAATTAGTTACTAATGCAATTTTTAGAAACGAAGTATTTAGTTATGTATTAGATGACCAAGATAAAATATTTAATGCTAAAGAAATACAACCTGTAAGATTTGCTGTATTTAATGAAGTAGATAAATATGATGTAGTACATGAGTCTATGGCATTTCAATTTATGGATAAAAATAGAGCAGAACAAATTAAATTTATAAAAGAAAACTTGTTAAATGAAAATGGAATAATAATAATAGAAGAAAAATTTGCTAACAATGATGCAATATACAAAGCTAATGAAGAATTAAAAAATACTTTTAAATCTAAATACTATACACCAGAACAGTTACAAGATAAAAAATTTAATGTATTGCTAGATATGGAAGCTAATCAAGTATCTGTACAAGAGATAGAAAAAATACTAGGTGAAAATTTTGCTAATGTAGAACAATACTGGGATGCAGGTAACTTTAAAGGATATATAGCATCTGACAGTGATGTGGTAAATCAATTTGTACCAGAGATAAACAATTTAGAAGTATCATTAACTAATCACAGGTTTTCTACAGCACCAACAGAAAAAGAAGTTAAAGTTGCTGTACAAAATAAAATTCAACAACATGGAACTGACTCTAAATTAGCTGCACAAATAGCACAAGAAACAATAGAACAAAGTCCACAATACTTTAATAAGCTATCTAAAATTGCTGCTAGATTCGGTGTAGTAGGAGGTACTGCGTTAGCAGGACTAGCAAAATTAGCACCTGCACTAGCACCAGGTGATTTTGCTATAGAAAAAGCTATAGAAAAATCTGTTCCTTATTTAGATGATGCAGCAGCTAAATTAGGATTTGCTAGAATACCTTTTAAAAATTTATTACCAACATATATTGCATATGAAATAGGTGTTGCAGGTGCAGATATAATACAAGCAGCTATGTATGCCTACGACAAATCACAACAATTACCAAAACCTTCTGCTGCTGCTTTTGGTTCTGATACATTTCAAGAATCGCTTACAAGATTATTACTGCCTAAAGCGTATGAAGAGGAAGCTATTAAAAGAAGTCAAGTACCTGGTGACTTGTTAGCGTTTTATCAAACTCCTACAGGCAAAAGAATTGTAGAAGAAATGAAATTTGGAAATCAATTTATGAAAGAATTAGACCAAGAAAAAATATCTAAATATAGTCCAGGATGGGGATTGACAAAAGGATTGTTATCTATTCTTGGTGAGTTAGCACAATATGAAGCACCAGAAGTAACATTGAACAGTAGCGATTATACTACAAAACTTAAAGAAAATCCTGCTATGATATATAATGCAGGAATTACAGGAAGTAATAAGTAATGAGTAATTTTAATCCAGAGTATATAGAAGCAGATGA